GTTCTCAAGCAGGTTTTCTGCCTGTGCCGCTTCCCGGTGCTCATAGAAGTGAGAAACCTGAATCAGAATCCACTCACGAATGCCGGCCGGGACCCCGGACGGATCATCCGCATAGCCTTCGACGCCATCACGAGAGATGATTCCGTGCTGGATCTCGTGCTCAGCCATCTGAGTGCACGCGATACAAAGCGTCTCAATCAGCGAATCGTCATCCGAATAGTCCACTCGGGCATGACGCTTCGCCTCTTCCAGCGTGACACCGCTCGCCGCGGCCCTCGTATCAATTCCAGTGAACCCGGTTTCTTCCATTACGACGCCTTAGCAGTGGTTTTCCGCGTTTTAGCGGCAGTTTTGGCGGTTTCTTTCGTCTCAGTCTTCGGTTTAACAGCCGCGATTTCCGCAGCGCCCGAATTGATCAGAGACTGAGCGACAACGCCAGACACACGAAGCACCGCGCCGGTTTTCACGAATCCAACCGGTGTCAGCGCATCCTTTTTCAAAACAATCTCTTTTTCCATAGAAAAACGCCCCGGAAGTTATTAGCCCCCAGGGCGTTCGTCAGTCAGCTACAGGGATCACTCGGCCGGGACGGTCAGAGCACCGCCGCAGAGAGCGGCCGGACGCTCAATACCAAAGCCCAGACGGCGTTCGGCGCGGATAGTAATCAGGTTCTTCTGGACGTTGTCGCTATCCTGCTCGAAGAGCTCAACCGTGAGACCCTGACGCGCCCAGACGGTGCCGGCGGCCGTAAAGTCACCGACCATGAACTGGTCGACCGCGACGGCCTGAGTCGTGATGACCGGCAGACCCCAGAGTTCAGCCGGAGCCACGGTAGCCGGGTGACCAAGGTAGTAGTCGCCATTGGCGTTCTTCAGCATCTGGAGACGGGACCAGTTCAGCGGATTCAGCAGAATCGCGGACGGACGGTAGTACGCCTGCTCGATCTTGGTCTTCGCGAAGAGGATCAGATCCAGAAGCGACGCATTCTTGGTGCCGAGATCAGCGAGCGTGGCACCGTGAGCGGTGTAATTGCCGGTATTGAAGATACCGGACAGGTTCTGACCGAGGCCGTCACCCTTCGTAATCTGGTCTTCAACAGCAAGATCCACGCCGTAGACAATGCGCTGGTTGATGTACGCCTCAAGAGCCGGCGCGTCTTCCATCAGCTGCTTCGAAATACGGGCAAGGTGAGCAATCGTCTTCACCGTACCGGAAACCAGCTCAAAGCCGGTGGAGCCAAACGGCTTCTGAGTGCCTTCAGCAATGAACGCGGCACCATTCACAAAACCGTCGTCCTTTTCCTTCACGTACTCGTAAGCGTTGCTGGCAACCGGGATGGTCGGGAAAAGAGCCTCAATCGTGAACGGACGGAAGGCACCGGCCAGAACGCCAGGACGACGATAGGCGGGAACAACACCGCCGGTCGGGGTCGTAATCGGATTCCCAGCAGATTCCTTCACCTCAGCCACTTCCATACGGGCCTTGGTGGCAGAACCTTCAGCAAAAGCCTTCAGAGCGCCGGATTCAGCAACCTGAGCGCCAACAGACTTCGCTTCAGCCTTGGGAGCCATAGCCTTGACGGCATTCTGCTGCACATCCATCAGCTCACGGGCAAACTTGGTCTGCATATCGCCCAGGCGCTTCATTTCGGCCTTGTTGGACTCAGCCGTTTCGTTCATCTTGCCTTCGATACGGTCGAGGGCTTCAGAAATTTCCTTAATTTCCATTGTTTTTTCCTTAAGAATTAAAGTGACTGCTCAAGCTTTTTCAGTCGTTCAAGCAGTCTCTGAGCCGCTTTTCCCTCGGCCTCGGCGTCCCGCTGGGCGTTAAAAAGCGATTTGCACCGGGCAATAAGCCCCTGTGCGGCTGAGCGTGAAAACCGTCCTGAATCCCTCAGGAAATCCTCAAGCTCTCGAATAGTGGTAATGCCGGCAATGTCCTCTGCCCGGACTTCTGTCACTCGGGCAAAGCTGTCAGCAGGAAGAGCGACAACCGAAATCTCATAGAGACGGGAAATGTTCTTGATCGTCCGTCCGTACGCACTGTCCGCCTTCTCTTCGTAATCGTCCTTGCTCACCGAGAAGCCGATTGAAAGCCCCGAAACGCTGCCATCACGGAGCGCGGCAAGGACTTCATCAGCCTTGGTGTTCCCGCGGGTCAGCTGACCAGTCACAAGAAGACCTTTTTCGTCTTCCTGCATGCTCAGCCACTTGCCGATCGGGATGCTGGACCAGTCGTGTCCATAAAACATGACCGGCATCGTGTCCCCAGCAATCACACTCTTGTAAGCGCCTGGGAGAATCGTGTCGCCATAGCTGTCGACGTTCCCAAAGGTGGACGCGTAACCGGTAAAGACACGCGAATCGGCGTCAAGCTTCAGCTCAGCGCCGTTGATATCAAAATCCTTAAATTCCATTACGGTTTGCCCCCGTAGTTACGTCCGGAGCCTTCCCTAACTGGTCGACCGGAACATAGTTGCTCATCGTCGTAAGCATCTCGCCGCCATCCTGGGGAGGCAGATTCTCACGTTCCCGGGCTTCATTCCGGGTCATAAGACCGTTCTGAACCATGGTCTGATAGAACGCCGCTCGATCCTTCGAAGACCCTCTCAGGAAGGCGTCTGTCATGAACTCAATTTCTGTATCGCTATCAGTAACCGACACCAGGCGACGATGTAAAGCCTGTTCAAACTGCGTAAGAAGCGGATTGACCGTGAACTTATGGAACCCATCGACAATCTGCTCAATGCCTGAGCCCCATGAAGTCTGACCAGAGGTACCTACGAGGACACCCGGGACACCAAACCACCGGCAAATCTCTTCAACGCCAAAGCGCCGGGTTTCCAGAAGCTGGGCGTCTGCCGGGTTGAGAGAGAGCTGGGCGTACTTAAGGCCGCGGTCAGCGATCAGAAGACCGCCGGCGGGACTTGCAAGCTGCACCCCAAACCGCTTCCTGAGCGTTTCCATCTGCTCTTCATTCAACTTGGCGTCTGTCTGAAGGACGCCGGACGGCTTGGAACCCTTGCCAAACAGCGTGTTGCTGTTCTCCTGGGCGTGGATGTTCTCATTCAGTGACGCCCGCATGAACTCAAGCTTGGATAAACCCATGTAGCCGTTCCCGAGCCCTTTCCAGTGGATCACGTTCTCAGGAGCAAGCGCCGTAATCTGACCGTCCTGATAGTAGATATAGACCGTCCCGCCACCCACAACAGACACTTCCATCTGTTCTGCGGCAAGCGGGATCAACGCAATCGGGTCACCAGACGAATCCCGAACCACCTGCGCATAGGCATTGCCCTTCAAAAGCCGGTTGAGACACATCGAAGAGATGAACTCTGCCGGCGTCATCCATGCGTTCGGTCGGTCGTGAAGCAGAAACCAGAGAGGAGAAGACCGATTCTGCTCACGGCCGCCCCCCGGAAGCGCTTTGTACACGCAGATCGGGAGAGAGCTGATCGTGTTCGCCAAAAGCTCAATACAGGCATACACGGTCGAAATCTGAAGCGCCGCATCTGCCTCAACCGGACGCGCCTGGTCGATGACCGGAGACGTCGGAAGAGGAATCTGCTGTCCGGATGCAGTGCCAAAGGGACCGCCCCAAGCGGCAACCCAATTGATAAGGCGTTTAACAAACATAGAGGATTACCACGTCAAAAAGGTTCCTGTCACTGAGCTATCGAAATCAGAGAAATCATCCTGCTCAGCACCCGCAGCCGAAAGCGCAATGATCATGGCTACCGGGCCGTCAATCTTCTGCTCGTAGCGCTCCTTACGCGGAAAAATATTGTCCTTGGCGTCTACCTTGGCTACCACATTCCCCATCATCCAAGTTAGACAGGGGTTCCCGTCATGCTGAATGCGGCCGTCAAGCACCAGGGCTTCCAGTGTCTTCATCGGTTCGCTGATCTGCTGCACCGTCATGCGGCACTCAACCAGCGGAGCCCCAGAGTCTTCAAGTGAAGAGATCAGTTGAGTGGCTTGCCAGGGGTCATAGGCGATCGACTGAACGCTGTAGCGGGAGAGGTCCTCACGGATGTCTTCCTCCACCACGTTAAAGTCCGTCATAGCGCCCTCAGTAACGCGTATAAGCCCTTGCTCGACCCAGCCCCGGTACTGACTGTTAGGTGACGTCTCAATCGCTCTGGAGGGCAGATAGAAGTCCGCGAAGGTGACGAAATACGTTCTTCCATCCCGGTCTTCACGCGGGAACATCAGGACCTTCGCCGTCATGTCGGACTTGGAGCCAAGGTCGAGCCCGATATAACAGGGCTCACCCTCGAAGTCCTCTCGGCGGAGCTCTTCTCTGGCGCACTTATTCCATGCCGGCATATTCATCCAGCCAGACGCGGCACTGCACCACACATCGAGGTGCTTGGTCATGAAATTTCCGGCAGCCGAAGGAATCGCGATAGCTTTCTTCTGGAGACTCGTGACCACCTCAGGCATCACGCTGACGCCCCAGTTCGGGTTCGCTTTCTCAAGAGCGGCTAAGGACTTCCAGTCATCTCCTTCATCAAGCCCATAGATGATCCCGAACTGGCTTTCATCCACAACACTGCGGTTCAACACGTTTCGAACCATCGTCCGGACTTCGTAGCAAATACCTGAAGTGTCGAACCCCGCAGTCGTAATCACCCACATCAAGGAATTCACACGCTTACCGAGCGACGTTTCAACCACGTCGTACACTGCACGGGTTCTGTGAGCGTGAAGTTCGTCAACCACAGCCAAGTGCGTATTCAAGCCATCAAGAGTCGAACCATCAGCCGATTTCGCCTGGAAGGTTGAGTTCGTTTTCGGTACATAAAGAGCGTGAGAAAGCACTTCCACGCCGAAATGCGATCGGAGCGAGGCAGTCTGCTGAACCATCCGCTTGGCGTCATTGAAGACAATGCCGGCCTGATCACGGGT